GTGTCTTCGTCGGGGTGTCCGCAGGTGCCTATGGGGAAAATCGAGGCCATTTAAGTGCCATAAATGCCTAATAAGTGCCTGTAAGGGCCTGTAACGGCCTTTGACTTGGTGTGACTTGGCTGTGACTACGTGTAATCAGGCGTGACTTCGTGTGACTTGGTGTGACTTGGCTGTGACTACGTGTAATCAGGCGTGACTTCGTGTGACTTCGTCGCATTTTGTGTGGTGCGGCGTGATGCGCGTGTGACGTGCTCAATCTAGGCGTGACTAGGCGTGACGTGCCTACCATGCGCGGCTGGCGGTCATGCGGTGTTTGATGTTTCGGTTGTTATTGCATCGTGCGCAGGAGGCTCTAAGGTTGTCTTTGTCAAACCATTCGCCACCCATCGAAACGGGGAGGATGTGGTCCACTTGCTGTGCTATCTGTGTGCAGCCTTCTGCCTTGATCTGGCATCGGTTGTCGTCGCGTTGTAGGACTTCGCGCCGTATGCGTCGCCAGGGCCCTGCGTACTGTGGCTTCCTAGCCATTAGCAATGCCGCTTCCATTTGCGGACCAGTGGGTGTTGTGATCGGCAAATGAAGGCCTGCAGTTGTGGTCTGTTCACCAGGCATCCCCATCCCCAGGGACCAACTCTCCATTGGTGTGTTCCGTCTGGCCTGGTGTGGCCTCTGAATGCGATGGCGTCTGCGACCTTGACTTGTTGTGCTGGTGTCATTCCTTTGGCGCTGCTGTGGTTGCTCCAGCGTTTGAATGTGCCTCGGTAGATGCCGAGGCCGCCGGTGTAGGACTTTGTGCTGTGGTTCCAGTTGCTATTTGTTTCACATCTTGCGAGGCCTGAATAGTAATCGTCCGGAAGGATGCCGTTGTACGTGTCGCGGCTGGTGCTGTCTGCTTTGGCTGGTGTGGCCATTAGGAGCCCTGGTAAGGCAACGAATATGAACAGCGCCATACAACGGCTAGGGAGCCTGTGTCTGTTCGCCTGCGTTGTTCTGTGGGTTGTACGTGTCCTAGTTCTTGGAGTTCCTGGCGGCGTTTCGCTGCGCTGCTTCGCAGGATGCCTACCTCGATAGATAGTTCGTAGTCGGTTGCTTCGCCTAGTCGTTTGAGGGCTTCCCATATTCGTGTCCTTTGTGAAGGGCCGCGACGCGATGCGTTCTGGGCGGCCTTGTGTGAGGTGTCTGGGTCTGTGGTGCGGACCAGCCTAATCGGCTGGATGATGGTGGTTGTGGGTATTGCGTCAAACAGTGACGGTTGAAGGCTCATCTGGGGTTTCCGTTCGGCTGGTAGTAGGCGCGGAGGGCTGATCGCAGGTTGGCATAGGCTTCGTCAAATAGGTGGTCGACGTCCTGTCCTACGGTGCGCAGGTGGATGGCGTCAACTAGGTATTGTGCCGAGCGTTTGATGTCGCGTAGTGAGTCGCATTCTCGCGTTGTGCGGTCTAGTTCATTTTCGAGCCTGTAACGCTCTTGCTGGTCTGTTGTGTCTGTCATTGGTCTTCTTCCTTGTCGTTGTATTCAATGAAACCTTGCCGGCGCAGGTCGCCTTCCATCTGGCGGATGAGGCTTAGTGCGGATCGCAGGGTGTGTTTTTGTGTTTTGTTTTCGGTGTCGTTAATGAGTGCGGTGAGGTCGTCTTTGACTTCGCTGCGGTTAATTCTCACGCCGGTTGTAATCCTGTACCGTTGCATTTCTGGCATCGGCTGCTGGTGTTGTCTTCTCGGTTGTTTGTGGTTGTAAAGCCTTCGGGATCTCTGTTCATGTTCAGACAGGATTGGCACGTCCTCATTCGTGACGACTTGCTTTGTTGACTCTGTTTCATATTGGCTTTGTTTAGTGCGTCACCTGTGGCCCCACCCCTATGCTCATTCTTGGGGCTACCCTTTATCACTGGTGAGGACGTTTTCAGGATGTACAGGTTGGACGATGGATCGCCTGCTGGCCCTGTGCGGTGTTCAACTGTGAGGGCGTCTATCTCGACGAGTTCGTCTTTGGCTCGGTCAATGGTGGCGGTGCTGCACTGCATTAATTCAGCGAGTGTTTTACGTGAGGGCCATGCGCGTCCCTGGCTGTTTGCGAACCTGTTCAGGATGGCGTACAGCCGCACCGCGTTGCTCGAAATGGGTGCAAAGATGACGAACTCTGGAACTATGGCAAAGTAATCGGTGCTGCGAATCTCAGTCATTGCAGGGCTCCCATATCTCATTTGGGTTGTCGTGTTCGTTATGAAGTCCGCCGTAGCCGGCCCTGGTCCAGTACGCGATCAGGGTTGGGTGTGCTGGAACGCTGACCAGTCGGTATCGCTGGCCGTCTTCAATCTTGTACGTGTCAGCCATTGGCTGCTTCTGCGTCGTAAAAGTGACGGCATCCGGATAGGACTGTGGGCTCTGGGTCTAGGGGGAGTCTCATAATGCCACCGATGGGTTGTGGTGTTCCAATTACTAGTTCAATGATGAGGGTTATCTTCTCACCGCAAATTGCGCATTTCACGGATGTCAGTTTTGGGTATTCGCTCAAACTCATCCCTGCTCCATCTGCTCTTTTTTGAGGTCCTCAATCAGGATGCTGGCGGTGCCTTTGCTTATCTCATCCAGGCCTGCCGGAGGCAATTTGCCGAGGGCCTTGCTAATGGCTTTGATGGCGTTGATCTGTGGTTGTGTTGCTAGTGGATGCCCTGTGCCGCTGACTGCGCTTGGGAGGCTCTGTGTGGCCTTTGGCGGCGCTGTGGGCGCTGGTGTGGTGCTTGGGTGCGCAGACTGTTCTTTGCGGGCTTTCACTTCGTCTAGCGATGCCACGCGTTTTGAGTCTGCTGCTAGTGCTGCAACTATGGCGCGTCCCCAGGCGGACGTTTCGGCCACCATCAATTCTGAATTGCGGGTGTAGGGCGTTGTGCCTGGCAATGGTTCCCAGGCTGATCCCACGCCTGGCCTGGGGTCGTCTGGTGTGCGGTAGGCGGCTGCTACGTACACGATGAATGCCTTATCGCCGGCAGTAATTATTTTGTAGGGCTCCTGCGTGTTTAGTGGTTGAAGGCATCCTTCTGGGTGGCGGTCTTTGAAGATGCGCAGGCGTTCTGCTACATCGACGTAGTCCTTCATCCGGTCTTCGTATTCGCTCATCGTGCTACGTCCTGGATCGTGAACCGCACCGGCGGTGTGGTGTCGAGGAATGTCAGCAGTTGGCTTTTGCGTTCGCTGTGGATCCATGTCCAGTCGTTGCCTAGTTCTGCTCGAACTAGTTGGTCTGCTGCTGCCAGGATCCTGTCGCGGTGTTCTATTTCTTCGCGGCTGCGTCGTTTGCGGTTTGTCATTGTGCTGTCTCCATGTGAAAGTTGTAGTTGTGTTTTTTGCGTAGGTTTTCTAGTTCAGCAACTAGGGGCTCCCTTGCTTGCTGTAAATCTTGAAGGGCTACTTCATCGACTTCTGGTGCTTTGAGGATGACCATTATTTGCCTGAACGACTGGTCTAGGGCTTGGAGGATTGTTTGTGCTCGTTTGCAGTCGTCTTCGAAGGCCGCCTCAGTTGCTTGTTGTTCTGGCGTAAGGCACTGGTGTGCCAGTTGTAGCGTTTTGATGGTTCTGCCGTTGCCATTTGTAATTGCTGTTGACTCTGCGTCTGTGAGGTAGTACTTGCCTGCCTTGCTTGTGGCCCAGACCAAATTGTTCTTGCCGCATCTGTTGCAGTTGACTGTTTTTCTTTTCACAGGACTGTGTCTCTCTGTGCGTTGTCAATTTCTAATTGATGCCATGCGAGGCGGGCTGCTATCAGTTCCGCTATCGGCTCGAGTTGTTGTGTGGTCATTGAGTTCAGGCCATCCCAACCGGCGCACTGAATTGTGCCGTCCGGCATGAAGTGTGCGGTGACGCCGCCGGTGCGGCCTTTGTCGTTCACCAGGACCACATTGGTGTAGTCGGTCTGGTGTGGTCCTATGCGCCGCACCGCGATGCTGTGGATCTTCCAGGTGCGGTTGCCGATGGTGGCGCTGTCTTGGCTTAGGTCATCCATGTGCATTAGCAATCTCCAAAGTAACCAAAGTCGGCGGCGTGGATGTGGCGTGTTGGTTCCTGGCAGGCGCTGCAGAAGCAGTCGTCTTCGTCGTCGTTGTCTTCTGCGCAGTTGTGTGCGTGTAAGTCGATCACGTCGTCGTCCCATTCTTTTCCGGAGCCGTAACTTTCCGCACCGCCAAGTCCGAGGTAAATCCTGGTGCTGCCGTCGAACGCGTCGATGATGGTTGTTACTGCTTCTATGTCTGCCAGCAGTGGGTAGTGCTGCTGGAACGCTCCGGTGATCTGAGACTGGCCGTCGACTTCGTGGTTGTCACGTAAATCTTCGAGCCTTTCTATTAGTTCGTTAAGTGTCATTGTGGTTCTTCTTTCGTTTTGGTCGGCTTGAACTCCGACTAGGTCATTATCCGGTATTAGTGGCTGGAAGTCAAACACTCGAAGTGGCGCGGCCCTGGCGCAGGAAGAAGTACCGCTTCCAGGGCCGCTGCCGTGTCGCGGGTGGCCGTGTTCAAGTGGCCCGCGACGACTTAGATCAGGCTTTGTTGGCTCTGAAGTGTGCGTCTATGGCGGCGGGGTCTGCGCCTGGTGCGACCTCATAGTGGATCCACATTCCGCCTGGGGTGCCGGCATTGTCAGAAGAACTAAACAACTTGACGCCGCTGTTTTTGTCTGCCCTGCTGCAGCGATAGCCGCGTCCCCAGGCTTTTTGTGCTCCTGGTGCGCGGTAGTTGTACTGATGTATTTCTTCCAGGTGCAGTTCGTCTGCGTGTTGCACTAGGTACGTGAAAACGGTGTCTAGGACTTTGGGATCGTGGTGGCCAATATCTACTGCTCTGCCTGTGGCGTGGACGCTCATGTACGGGTGGCACTTTGCGTCGTACGGATCGAGTTTGTGGATCGCTGCTGGTGCGGAGCGCATGACTCGAATTACTAGGCCACCCATGTAATTCATTTTCCAGCGTCGCTGTATCAGGTCACTTAGTTTCTTAGCAGCGGGATGTGTCGCTGTTCCTACTTTGTCGAAGCCGGTGTACGTGCGCTTGGTGTTTGTCATGGTGTTGGTGGTGTTCCTGTGCTTGGTGGTTCTTTGTCCTTGAGGCCGTTCGCTGCTAGGAGGCCTAGCAGGCCGCCACTGAGCGACATCATCATTGGACTGAGGAGGCTAAAGATTTCGGCGTCTGCTTCGCTCATGTAGCGCGGCTGTGTCACGAATAAAGTGCCGTACAGCATGAAGCCGATGGACGTTACGAATACCGCCGTTAGTCCTGCGCCTACTATGAGGATGAGTCGTGCTTTGATCTGTTCGTTGGTCATGCGTGGCCGTAGTTTCATTAGCAGTCAAATCCTTTTAGTTGTCTAATGGTTGTTGTTGTCACGCCGGACTCAATTGCTCCGAGTGCTTTGTTTTTTGTGCGTGGTTCCTGTTCGCATTGGCATTCTGTTGTGTTTGCGTTTTCGGGATCCTGGCAGGTGTATCGGTAGCGGTCACCGCATCCGGTTAGGGCTATGAGCAAAATGCTAACTAGGGTTAGGCGTTTCATTCTGTTTCCGGTGTAAGTGGTGAGATGTCTTTTGTTGCTTCTAAATACTGCGCGTGTTCTTCTTCGGTCATCTCGCGGACTTCGTTGTCTATCTGAATTAGTGGTCGTGTCATCAGGTCGGCCTTCTGTATCCGTACACCACGAGCGTTCCGCCAGTAATTGTAAAACCACCACCAACGATCAAAGTGAAGCCTGTGTAACTTGTTGAGTTGTTCAGCCAGCCTGACTTGTGTCCAGCGTTTGCGCCGTCTTGATACGGTGCAGAAATAGATGTAGCAGCAGCAGCAAATGGTCTCATGATTGTTGCCTGCATATTAGTGAAGTTATTAACACCACCGGAACAATGTGTCCAGTTAGCAGTGTTGTTATCGCCGACGCTTGATACTGCGCCACTAGCGAAGTTGGCGTAAATTAAGTTGCCGTAGTAACCAGTTACAGTTGCGCCAAGTTGGATGCGCAAAACCTCGCCGCCTGTATTTGTAATACCGTTGTAGGTAACTAGGTAATTTTCGTAGTCTGTTGAGAATGCGTTAGTTACGACGACGCTAGTAACGCCAGTGCCTACTGTCTGCGACTTGATTAGTGTCATGCCCGAATTAGTGAGGTAGGTGTTGATGTCACTTGCTGGAAGTGCGACTCCGTCGCTGAATGTTTTTGTGGCCATGTGTTTTGCTCCTATGCGATTAGGTCTGTTCCGCCAATAAGGCTAGTTCCAATGATGAATACGTTGGTGAACCTAACGGATCCGTTGATGGTTGTTGTCCATTGTCCTGGGGTGATGCGGTGTTCTATTGACTGCAGTAGTTGTGGGACTGTGGTGCTTGCTCCTGTGCGCGGGACGATGTTGAGTGTTATGCGGTCTAATAGTTCTAAACCGAGGATGGTTGTCCAGTTGGCTGTTGTTGCTTCGACGTTGACGTCAATGGGTGAAACGACTAGCGCGGTGTCTTTGCTGTACGTCACTAGCAAGTTTCCTAGTGTTTGTGCGTCTGCCTGCGTGGATAGTTGTGTTGGCCAACTGCCACCCATTGTTCCGTATGCGGCGACGGATGTGGCGTTTGTGACTGTGACTGTGGCGTCGCCTGTGAAACCAACGGCCAGGGTGTTTCTCATGTTTTCGCTGTCGATGGCATAGTCGAGTTCTGTTCCGATGCCTATGCCTGCTCCACCAAAGGTTGCTTGACTTGTAATGGATGTTCCTGTTGTGAAGTCATAGCGTCCGGTCATTTTGATGGTGCCGTTTTTTGTGACGTACAGGTTGCCGCCTTCGGAGTCTGCGAGGAGTTGTAGTTCTGTTGTGACGGATGGCCCGCCGACGCTGATCTCGGTTACTGTGCCGACGGTGGTGCCGACTGTTGTTTTTGCTGTTGGGTACGACGTGTAGGCAATGAGTCGGTTGAAGCGGGCCGTTGTTGTTTCTGTCAATGTGCCGAGGCTTAGTCGATAGATGGTTTGGATTTGTGCTGCTGTTAGTGCGCTGTTCCAGACTGCACCTTGCTGGTGGCGTCCTGGGGTGACAATAAAGAATTCTGCCAGTGTGCCGAAGCCGGATGTCGTTGAAGTCAGCGGGAGTGCAACGGCTATTCCGTCCAGGTAACAGGCGGTGAGCGTTGCTGCGCTGGTGGTTACAATTCCGATGTGGTGTGGTTGGAATTCGTCAATGTAGACGGTGGCTTGGTATTGACGGTTATTTGTTCCGTCATATGTAAAGACTCGTAAGTCTTGTGTTGCTTTGTTGAAGTAGCCGTAGACCTCATGTCCTACGCCGTAGTAGAGAAAGATGTAGTTGTTATCTCCACTTGCCAATTGGAACCACTGCGTTATTGTTTGCGCTGTTGCTGCTGTGGCGGTTTGTGTGGCGTTCCAGTAAAGGCCGAATTGAGTTTCGGAAACACCGACGCAGGTGTCCGGTAGTCCGACGGCTAGTCCTGGCGCGTTGCTTGTGCGGGTGGTCAGTAACGGCAGGAGTGGCATTGGTGTGCTTCCGAAGTCCTGCAGTTGTGCCGCGCTCAAATCGAGCGGGTCAATGGGATCGGTCATTGGGTAGTAGTGACGGGGGCTTAGGCTGCGGATGTATTTGTCAGCGACGTCGTTTGGCATTTCTTCTGTTGCTAGTAATGCGAGTGCGTCGTAGCATTCAATCGTGACGGTGCTATCAAAGCCGGCGTCTGTCATTGATACTGGCCAGCCTTTTATGTAGCCCTGGAAAACGTCAAAGGTGCTGGTGGCTGTTGCTCTAATCCGTATTTGTTTTTTTGGGAGCAGTTGTGCGTAGTACGTGCCTGCGGTGTTTATCGGGTCGTAGGTGCGGGCGCGGTTGTTTAAGACAACGGTGGCGGTGCCGGCTTCGAAGTTTTGGTACTCATCTGAACGTCCGCGTCTGGTGGTTACTTCGCGCACATCGCTTGTTACGTCCACCCAGGTTGGTGAGGCGTCGTAGGGGCCATTACTGAATGCAATCTCGACGATGGTTGTTGGGTATGCCATTATTTTTTGACCTTGCGGCCTGTACTTTTTGGCGCTGCTTTTGGTGTTTTAATTGTGATCGGCAGGCCGTTGCTTGTTGCTCCGTAGGTTTGAAGGACTGCGGTAACTGTTTTGGCTATCTCTGTGGGATCGCCAATGCCAGACTCGATGGTGATGTAGAAGTTGCCGGTGCCTGCTCCGTTGGTTGGTGTTGCTCCGAGGGCTGCGCCGAAGCCTGGCGTAGCCATGCCTGCTGCTGTGCCGGCGTCTGCTACTCCTCGAAGGTCTGCTGATAGGGATGCTGCTGTAAAGCCGCCGGTGCCTGCAATGAGGTCTTTGGCTACTTGTGCGCCTGCGACGGGGCCGAGGTCGAGGAGTTGTTGGATGGCTGCTGTGCTCATGTTGCCGCCTGCGATGAGCGTTTTCATGTAGCCAGCGAAACTTTTTGCTGCAGCAATTTGTTCTTGGAAGATGGCGGTGTAGTTCTTTGGTTTGACTGCTTGAGCGTCTGTGACTTTGCTTTCGGCTGCTGCTACACGGTCAAGTGCATCGGCGTAGTTCTTTTGATCGCCGGACGCGTTGGCTTGCTGCAGGTCCTGGTACGCCTGGCGGCGTTCCTGGAGGGCGTCGTTGACTTTGCTTTGTGCGTCTGCCTGGTCTGAGGCGGCGTTGTTGAATGCCTGGCCTAGTGAAACCTCGCGGCTGATCGCATCGCTTATGGATGCCACGTATGTTTTGATGGCAGCCTGTGCTGCTTTGAGGTTGTCCTTGAAGGTGGCGTACTTTGTCTTTTCCTTTTCGGCTGCCACTGCGGCCACTGCTGCTGCTTTTTTGCTGGCTTCTTCTGCTTTGGCTTCTGCCTGTTCCTTTTCTTTGGCTATTTTTTTTATGATGTCAAATTGTTCTTGGTTGTATTTGTTCAGGACGGCAGTGTTGATTGCTGTTTGTTTGTCGTTGGCTATGACCTTTTTTTGTGCTTCTGAATAGGCCTCTAACGTGTCGATGTGGTCAATGGTTGCAAGGTCTGTCAAATTCACCGCGTTACCAATCCGCACTGCGGTGTTCTCAAACATGATGCCTACGTTGAGGGTCCGTGTGAAGGCGTTACGTAGACGACCAAAGCCGCTAACGCTGCCGTCTGTGGCGTGGAACATATCGCCGAGTTCATTGTTGACTTTGTCTAGGGCTTGTGCCGCTTGTGTTCCAAATTCTGCGAAGGCTGCGGCTAGTCCTTCAAGCGTTGCTTTTTCGCCTATCTTGACCAGGGAGTCTGCGATGCCGTTCATTACTGGCAGGAGTTTTGTGCCGATGGCGTCTGTTACTTCTCCGAAGCCGTTTTTCATTCGCATTGTGGATAGGGCTGTGGCGGAGGCTGTTCCTTTGACTTGTGTTTCGATGGCGGTAAGGATGACTGCTTGTGCGTCGTGGATCCTGTTGCTTTGAACTAGGACAGCCAGTTTTGCTTTTTCGGACTCTGTGAATGTGATGCCGGATCGCCGGAGGCTGTTGACTCCTTTAATGGGGTCTTCAAGCGCCTTTCCTAGTTGCACTGCGTTGGTTGTTGCTTCGCCAAAGCCTGCGGCGGCCATGTCCACTGCTGCTTCTGTGGCCCTGTCAAATGCTCCGCCTGCTACGTCTGCAGTGATTGCTAGTTGTCTGAACGTCAGCAGTTTTGCTTGTGCTGCTTTGATGGTTTCTGCGGTGACGCCTGTTTCGCGCTCGAGTGCGTCTGCGAAGTCTTGAATTCGTTTTGTTGTTGTTGCTGTTCCTGCACCGAATAGTCCCATTGTGCGGGTGACTGCTTCGATGCGTTGGTCTGCGATGGCTGCTAGTTCTGCCATCTTTGTCCAGCGGATGGCGACTGCTGTTCCTGCTGCGCCGAGGGCTAGGAATGCGACGGATGCTTTTTTTGCTGCTGCGCCGGCTTTGTTTCCGAACGTGTTGAGTTCGGTGGATGCAGCGGTTAGGGCTTTTCGAAGTGGGGCCGTGTTTCCTGTTACGGGGATAGAGATTGATTTTGCGGCCATTTGCGCATTCTACTTTCAGCGGTTGCTTGTGGGGCGTTGTCCTGGTGCGAAGTTGTAGCGCGTGACCAGTTGACTCATTTTCTTTTCGTAGGCGTTCTTTACTTCGTCGCGTCTTCCATCGAGCGCTTCATAAACGAATGGTTGAGGTGCGATGCGTCGTGCTGGCCATCCGAAGTGGATCGGTCCTGCGTAGGGCACTGAGGCTCCTTTGCCGATGCGGACGCGTCCCTGGTACTTTGTCGGGCTTGAGACAATGGTGGCGCTTAGGCGGCCTGTCAGGACTGGTGCAAGTGGTTTTGCTGCTACAGCGATGATCTCGCCGGCTGTCCGGTGTGTTTCTTTCATGTCTTCTCGACAGGCTGAGTTGAGTTTTTTGAGGTCGCGTTGTATTTCGCGTAGTCCATCAATCTGAAGACGGCCACCTGTTTCTACTCGGAAGCCAAAGACGCCAGTCCCTGCCATGCGGCATCTCCTTTTTTGATGTGGCCTGTTGGCCATATTGTTTCGACCATTGCTGCGAGGATCTCTGGTGGTGTTTTGAGTAGGTCTAACGGGCTGATGCCTGTTTTGACTGCTAGTGCAGCAATTAACCAGGTGGTGCTTCCTGGTTTGAATGTGACGGGGGGTCTGTGTCGACCTCAAACGATTCGAGTGTTCTAATCCATTCTTCGAATGGCAACGCTGTTTTTTTGTCTTCGGTTATTGAATGCCACGCTGCGTAGTAGATGTACGTGCTGCGCGGGTGGTCTTCGGTAAATGCTTCGGACCACGCTTTGTTGAAGTGTGACTCGAATGCGACTTCGGTGGCGGCAGTGACTTTTGTTTTTGTCTCTGTGCCGTCTTTGTGCTGGACGGTGAGGTGAAGGGCCATGTCAGGTCTTGACTATTGTTCCGCCGGTAAAGGTGATTGACTGTGAGGATAGTTCTCCGACTGCGCCGTTCACTGGTGTTGACGATGCCAGGTAGGCATTGCTTATTGTGAAGATGGGGTTTGGGCTTCCTGTCGACAAGTTTTTAATCACTAGCGCGTTTGTTCCTGAACCGACAGCGGAGTAGAGCGTTTCGAGAACGCCGGCTGCTGCCATGTCGTTGTTGATCTCAATCGTAACGCTTAGGTTTTGGAGGCCGCCGGTGTAGACACGACCAGAGGCTCCCATTGCTGTTGTCTCGATTGCCTCTTTTTCATAATTGACGGAAATGCTTTTTACAAAACTTCCGAGGCTAATTGTGTTGATGCTTAGTGTTGCATCGGTAAATACGAAGACAGCCATTTGCTACTCGCTTTCTGTTTTGGTGGTGGTTTTGTTTGTGACTTCAATAATGCCTGAAGCAATGAGGAGGTCAATGTTTGCGGGTGCTGCTTCGACGTCTTGTGTGGTCACTGTTGTGCCTTTTGCACCGAGCGTTGAATTGTCAATAAGGATTTTGTAACTAGCCATAAATTTCTACTCCGAACCGATAGGCAATCATTTCTACACCGCTAACTGTAACAGTTCGCGGGTTGGCGTCTGTGACTTGCAGTGTGCTGCAGGCTCCACCGAGGGTGGGGTCTGCTTCGACTTTGGCTTTGATGCTGGATGCTCCTGAACTTGTGACGTAGGCGTCGAGTCTGTCTTGTGAACTGCGATCACTCATTCTTCCTACGATGACAAGGATGAATGCCTGGTATTGGTCTAGGCCGTTTTGCATTGCGATGCCGTAGGTAATTTCTAGTGGTTCAATGACTGCTGCTGGTGGTGAGACTGCGTCTGGTACGTAGTCAAAGCACCGCAGTCCGGCGATGGTGTCGATGGCTGCTGCCAGTCCTGTGCGCACTCCTGTTGGTGTCATGCAAAGAACTCCCGTTTGTATGCGCGGACCATTGCTGCAATGTCGCGGCCTAGTGGACTCATTCGTATTGCGCCTAATTCGGAAAGTCCGAGGACGCCGCCGATGGAGTCTTTGCGCTTGTAAAGGTCTGCGCTCAGGATGTAGGTGGCCTGCTCGACGTCGTCTGGTACTTCTGGCCATCCCCATTTTGCTGTCACTTGTGCTTGTGGCCAATAATCAACCGGCAGGGACATTGCTGTGGATCCCACAATGGTTAGGTAGTTAATTGGCCGTCCTTTTGCGATGGCGTTTGTTGGCTCAACTATGAAGTCCGTGTTCAAGGTCAGCGTTGTTTGATAGTTGCCTGTGCTATTTGGATCTGTTTTGAATATGAGGCCGGTGGTGCTGCCGATGTCGTCTGTTATGACTCGCAAGTTTCCGACGGGGCGGTAGGTCCTGGCTGTTGCTGTGGCGTCAAGGTAAAAGCGCCGGTTGGCGATGCGGTCAATGCTGCGCGATGCGGACTCGACTATTTGTTCCAGCAATGTGTCTTCGACGCTGTCGTCAATCTTGAGGTAGTTCTTCAAGCCGGCCAGCGTGATGTAGCCGTTGGTGATCGTCACTTGCTGCTTCTTTTCTTGCTTGCGGGTGTCTTAGGAGCCTGGACTAATTTTGATCGCTGTGCGGGCTTCTCAACGTCTGCTGTGGGTGTTGTGGGGGTGCCACCCGACTCGGATGGCACAATCTCTGGCGGCGGTGTGGCCGTAGAGCATCCAAGTCGGGTGAGCACTTCCTGGACGCCTTTGGCGCGGTCTGTCATTCCTCGACGGATGTAGCCCTGCATCTCATGTTGTAGTGCGGCGATTTGTGCGTCGTTGTTCATTGTGGTCCCCTGGTGCGGAGCCGTTGTGCGCGGCTCCGTCCCTGGTGAGGGTGTTACCAGTTAGCGACGATGAGGCCGGTGCCGGTGATCGCGCTGAACGCTGCAGGGTACTTGCCTGCGGTGTATGCGCTGAAACCAAACACGACGGTGCGGATCGCGATGTTTCCATCGGGCTGCTCGAACCTGACGTACAAAGGAGCGCCGCCGTTGTCTTCCCAAATGTATGACTCGTTGAAGTCACCGATGACAATGGCTGTTTGGTTTGTACTTGCTCCGAGGTTGGTTGGCATATTTGCGTCTTCAATGACTGGAATTCCTAGAAGGCTGAAGCGCGAGTCGTATCCTGGCTGGTCGTATGAACCTGGAGCGTTCATTGGTCCGCCGGATGCTGGTGTGATGACTGGACGGTTTGACGAGTCGACTGCCTTCATTAATGCTCCGGCCATTGACGGGTGCATCACGATGTAGTTAGCGCCGCCAAAGTAGTTAGTGGCCACGTTCTGTACTGCGTCGACCAACTTGGGAAAGAACTCGGCATAGGTTGGCGATGCGTCTGTGTACGTTGTTGCGTTGATGCCGGTGGTGTTCAGAATACCGAGGTGTTCACCGCTTGATCCTGAACCGTTGAGCGCTAGTCCATCAATTTTTGATGCGTATGAACGGATCGAGTCTCCGAGGAGTTGTGTTTCAACTCCTGTTCCACGTAGGACTGCTTGCTTGGAAAGGTCAAACATTGCGGCGACTGTGTTCACGTTGACTGTGAGCAGTGTGTCGTCTGGGCTGGACTCTGTTGGTGCTGAGTTTTCCGATGCTTGTACGTAGGAAGTCACGCCTGTTGTTAGGCGACCAATGTTGACGGTCATTCCATTTGCTGGCAATGCTGAACGGGTTGAGATGTCCAGCGTTTTGCGTCCTGCGCGGCGTAGTGGCGCGAAGTCGTCGACCAAATATTGCGGAACGACTAAACCGGCGAAATTGCTTGTGCCTGAGTCGCGCTTTTCAATTGATTCGCGTTGGTAACGCTGGATGCGTTCACGTGCTTCGTATGAACCACCGAACTCTGCGGCGATGGCGTCTGCTAAGAAGTCGTTTTCGCTGCGCTGGTGATAGGTGGGTTCTTCTGAAGTGACGCGGGCTGGCGCTGCTGAACGTGTTTCGGTAACTGTGGAGTCCACTGTTGCTGCGAGTTCGGCTGCTTTTGCTTTGCGCACTTCGATGTCGGTGATCTGTTCGATGCGCTCGTCGAGTTTGTCAATTTCAAGTTTGAGGGCTTGCACGTTGGCAAGTTCAATCTCGGTAATGTCGCGGGCTTCGTCTGCTGCGCGACTTAGTGTTGCTTCGATGATCGTGCTCTTTGCGGAGCGTGTCTCCTGGAGGTTGGTGAGGAATTGGTTAGCCATGATGGGTGTTTCTCCTGTGGTGGTGTTGCTTGTGGGGCGGGGTGCCTTGTCACTTGCTGGAGAGGGTGCCACGACTGTGGGGTGCTGCTCTAACGGGTTGGGGTGCCGACTGTGTCTAATTCTAATCGCGCTTAGTCACCTGGCACAAGCACCGACACCGTTGGTGTGCCGGTTGCTGTAATTGCCCAGAGCAGTTCGTTTGATGGCACTCGGATTGTGATGGGTCCTGCGGCGTCGTCAATCTTGAGGCCGGTGCTGCTGGTCACTGTATTGTCTCCACCAATGTAGAAAGTGGCGGCAGTCAAAATGTGGACAATGACGTCGCGGGTCATTGGTTCTGCTGTGACCAGTTGTGTTGCTGTTGATGCGTTGATCGCTGTTTGTGTTGATTTCATTTTTTAATTGCTTTCAGTATTTTGTCTAGTTGATCGAGGTTGGGTGTTGGGGACTGTTCGCGTACACCAGCGACTTGTGCGTTTTGGCCGTATGCGCCGAACGTGACCAGGGATACTTCTGCGAGGTGTGCTGCTATGCGTTCAACCACTCCGTCTTTGCGCCGGTTGTCTTTTAGTGGCTGAAATCCGATGCTGAATTCACTTAGTGCTCCATCACGGACCAGTTCGAGTACGTCATCTGAACGGGAGCCCTTGCTGACTCTGAATTCTCCGTAGAGGCCATTGGCGTCTTCGCGCAGAAGGGTGGCGCGTCCGATGGGAAGTGCGCGGGCGTCGTGGCTCACTAGGAGTTTGACTCTGTGTGCTGCGGGGATGACTCTCGAAAATGCGCCGCGCCTAAAGACTTCGGTGAGGTTGGTGTTGATCTGCTGCTCTACGTCGTAGGGCACAACGATGCCGCATATTGTGCGACCATCGCCTTCGCCGCGAATTTCGAGCGTTGTTTCGTATGCTCTTGTTTCAATGCTCATAAGGGCATCTCCTCTGTTTGTGTTTCTGTGGGTGTTCCCAATGGCGGTAGGTCTTCTAGTTCGCGGATCTCATCCACTGTTAGAAAGCCGGCATCGAGGGCTAGTTTGTGCGCCTGGTATCTGGTGTAGGTGTCTGCGCGGAGCAGGCTGTCGTAGTTGAACTTGGCCTGTTGGCCTCGCGGCAGGTAATCGGTAAATGTGGACTCGATGCGGGTTGTGATTGGCGCGATGGATGTGCGTAGGTATTCCAGGCCTTGTGCTTCGACGTTGCTGTACGTGCGGGAGGTGTTTGGTGCTCCGACCATGTTTCCTGGTACGCCGACTATGTTGGCGGAGTCTGAAACGGCCATGTTTCGTGCTTCGACTAGTTGGCTGTCGTTGGCGTTCGCTGTCAATGGTTCGATGTCTGTTGATGCGTTGAGGATTGCTGGAATTCTTGACTTGCCGCCGTAGTGCTCCATCCATTTTATTTTGAGAAGGTCTGCTTCGTCTTCTGTCAGGTCGGGGTTGCTTGACTTGATCGCGTAGGACGGCATCGCGCCGCCGTTGAAGTAACGGGCGGCGTATTCCATGACGGCGACTGCTGCTCCTACTCCCTGGCGTTGTGCTGCAACGATGCCTATGCCGGCGACGTCGCCTGGAAGGCTGAAACCTTTGATGTGGAATATTTGGTCTGAGGTGAATTCTTGGTCGTCTATTCTGAAGAACTTGAGCCCTGCGCGGTTGTAGATGGTCACTCGTTCTGGTGCTACTGGGTAGATCGACTCTGGGTATCCGGTTGGCCCTGGTTCGCCAAGTATTGCGACGTAGTTTCCATGAAGAATTAGTGCGGCGACCATTGCGCTTATTGTTTCGACGCGTGTTTCGAGTGGGTTGGGTCGTTCCAGCAGTCTTGGTGTTGGCTCGAGTTTTTGGTCGTTCCTGTATGCGTGGAGAGGCATGACGCCTACGGAGTCACTAATCATTGTTGTTGCTCGCCAAATGGCCGGAACGGATAGTGCGGACTCTGCGTTGACTGCTACTCCTGCGTAGTTGTCGAACGTGGTGCGGCTGATGCGTCCGTTGTTGTCGACGTAGGCGCTGCGCTTTTGTGGTCTGTTTTGAAGTAGGCGATTCAGCATTTGTTACGTTCTTTCAACTGCTATCCCAAAGGCAACTAAGGCTATGCCAGCAAAGAAAAGCGCGACGGGGATGGATAGGAATGCGACGCTCATTGTGATGATTGTAGTTCCTGCTACTTGGAGGACTGTGGCTAGGTGTTTCTTCATCAAAATATTCTACTCCTAGTGGTTTCGGGTGGTCGTCTGTTTGTGGCGTGATGGTAAGCAAGGGTGCTTGCGAATAGTGGCGTAAGGTCGGCGTTGTCGACTGTGCGTGACCATAGCCATCCCGATGCCATCTGTTTTCTCTTTGCGGACTCAATTGCTGCTGTTAGTGAAGTGTGCGGTCTAATGCGGATCGCGTCGTCAAGTACTGCGTCGTAGAAAATGCCGCAGGCTGCTGTCATGTCGCGCAGGCTGTATCGCGTCACCGGCAGGCCGCCTGTTTCGAGTCTGTCAACCAGGCTGTTGGCTGGTGAATATCCATCGACGACTATTGCTCCTTTGTTTTTGCGCCAAAGTTCCAGGGTGCGGTCAACTACCCAGGAGACTCCTTCGCGGTGGTCTATTAGTTCAACGCGGCCTGTTTCGTCTGCGACTGAAATGGCGGCCCATGATCGGTCCATTGCAACGTCAATGCCAAATGAAAGCGCACCGGCTGGCGCTGTTGTTGGATCCATAACGCGTTGTACGTATTTGGCGGGGATGGCTGCGTCGTCTAGGACGGTCCATTGGCAAAGCATGGCGCGTCTAAACTCGCCTTCTGTCATTGTGCTTCTGGCGTGAGCCACGACTCGTTCTTCGATGGTGTGGCCTAGTGCGGGGATGGTTTTCCACCAGACTTTTGGGTCGTCGATGTCGTCGTCTTCGTGGGCGCTGAACTCAAAGTAGGCGACGCCTTCATCAATGCCTGCGTCAACCATTGCGCGGCCTTGTTCAACTTTGCGTTTGAGGTACAGCGACGCCTGTGTGCCTGCTGTGGAAATGACGAATAATTGCGCATCTCGTTTTGTGGCCATTGCTGGTAGCAGTGCGCCTTCGCGCCTATCGTCTTCGTCACTGAATGCTTCATCAATTACGCCTAGTGAGATGACGCGTCCGTGTCCGGCTGTTGGTGTTGAAGGCATGACGTCGATGCGGCTGGCGTTTTTGAAGTGCACCGACTCCATTCCTGCTCCGCGATAGATGCGTTTTACGGTGGCGGCTAGTTCGCTGTTTTCTATTAGTGGCACTTGATCGTCGACGAGTTTGCGCCTGGCGTCCCATCCTGTTTGCGCGGTGTATCCAATTGTTTGTGGGGATCCCCAAAGGAGGGCGCGGTGTAGTTCCATTGCCAACATCAGGCTGGTCTTGCCGCACTGGCGCGGTACGAGGACGCACAGTTCGCGGTAGACGGGCGTTCCGTCTGTGTTCATTTCGAGGGCTACGTCTGCGACCATTTTTTGCCAGGGCATTAGTGGTGTGCCTAGTCGTTTTGCAATGGCGGCTACTTCGTCACCTTTGCTTCGCCGGCGTTTGTTTCTTTTCGTTGCCCACCTCGGACTGGATCTGTTTGATGAGTTGTTCGAGTGGGTCATTGGTTGTTTCTGTTTCTTCTTTTAGTTTGTCTAGGAGTTTGAGGTAAATCTCGGACTGCTCCTGGGTGACTTTAATTAGTGGGTTCACGATGGGGTTCCTGAAACCCCGTACCAGGAGGCCCGTTGTTTCAATCTGGCGTTTTGCTTCGTAGTAAAGGTGCGCGGCGTATGCCGTCATGGCTACAAGTTCAGCGATGCTGTGTCCTGCGTTTTTGATGTCGCATCGTTCTGCGAGGTCCTCGTAAATCCTGCGGGCCTCTGAACACAGCGCTGCTACGTCAGGCGCGGCTGTTGGCTTTGCTGGTGGTGTTGGTTTCCTTGTGGAGGCTTGCTTTTTTTTTGGTGTGCTTTTCCCAACGGGAGATGATGACGTCGGCATAAATTGGATCCATTTCCATTGTGTAACAGGTGCGGTTTAGTTGTTCTGCGGCTATCAGCGTGGAGCCACTGCCGCCGAACGGATCCAGGATGATGGTTGTTGGTTCGCTGCTGTTAGCAATCAACCGCGCAATCAAACGGATCGGCTTCATCGTAGGGTGTTCAGCGCTGCGGTGTGGTTTGTCTTCCCTGAGCACTGTGCTTGAATAACGCGCTTCCTCAAGGATGCGTAGTAGTTCATTCTTTTTTAACTGCTCCAGGGGGAGTTCGTCGTCTAGGACTGTCACCTTTGTTCTTGCTCCAAACCACTTGTGCGATGCGCCTGGCTTCCAGCCGTAGAGGATTGGTTCGTGTTGCCAGTGGTAATCCTGGCGTCCCATTGCAAATGTGTTTTTTACCCAGACCAAGACTTGCTTCAATAGGAAGCCGGCGTCTTTGAACTGCTGCCTGAACTGGTGGCCACTCGAGTCTGCGTGAAATACGTAGACGGGCGCTCCCGCATCGAGGCTGTTGTGCATATTGGTAAACGCTGCCAGCAGAAATGCGTCGAAGTCGTGTTCACTCATTGCGTCGTTGTCAATGGTTAGTTCGTCTGCCGTTTTGCCTACGTAGGCGACATTGTAAGGCGGATCAGTGATGGCTAGTTGTGCTGTCTGGCCGTTCATCAATTTTGCGCAGTCGTTGCTGTTGGTGGCGTCGCCTACCATCAGCCGGTGATTGCCTAATTGCCAGACCTGGCCTGTGCGCGTCTTTGCCTTTGCTGGTGGTGGTCCTGGATCCACTTCGACTGTGTCCTGGTTCCCTTCCATGTCTTTGAGGTCAAATCCGAGGCTTTGAATATCCCAACCGGCGAGGTCGAGTTCGCTTAGTTGTGCCGCTAGTGCGCTCTGCTCCCATGTCGCAAGTTCAGCGGTCCTGTTGTCCGTCAGTGCGTATGCCTTGATCGTGGCTGCTGTCCAGTCTGCTGGTGTACGTGCTGCCGCAATCGTGGCCCATCCCAGGCGGCGGGCTGCTTCGACTGTGCCGTTGCCGGCGATCACGGTTTTGTTATGTGTAATAACAATTGGCTTGCGCTGTCCGAACTTTGCCAGGCTGGCCATTATTGCTTCAATGTTCCTGTCGTCGTGCTTCCTGGCGTTGTCTGGGTCCATCTGAATTTCGCCAAGTTTGACGGTAATGACTTGGAGTTTTGGTGGGTTGTCCGGCATTGTGCTGGCCTTTCTGTTTTTTGGGTGGATTAGGTCTGGAATCCCGCCGGAGGTGTTTTCGCGCTGGATTTCATAATAAATAAATGCACTGTCTTCGTCGGGCTCCTCTTCCTATCCC